GAATTAGGGTCTATATTTTTCCTATTAATGGTGGAACCTTTTCCATCAAAAATTAGAACGACTCTAGTGGGATTGGTAATCCTAACTAAATAACCTAGACTCTTTAGAAAACCAACAAGGCCACCGACATGATGGCCTTGGTGATTAACATAGTTTATCATGGAGAAATTCCTGATAAACAGATTCATTGAATCTACAAGTAATACATGGTCATTTAGTTTCCTAGGTTCGCTTTTCTGAATTTTGTTCAGAATATCGTTATAGGACATTTAGGTCTATATCAACTCCAATATCACGAATATCTTCCTCCATGCTACCTTCCTCTACAAGATCAAAGTCAGTTGATCCTAAAGTATTAAGCCAGTAATCTGAATGTTCTTTTTTATAATTATCTAAAGCTTTTTTATCATCTTCTAGAAAACCATGAGTGGTCATGACGATAGCTCCTCGAGTAGTAATCCCGTTTATATGGTTTTTATCTACTTGAATCTTAGTGCGCTTTGCAAACTCTACCTGTTTTCCTCCTTTGATAGCTTTGATTTTCGAAGTACCAGAGTTAGTAATATTTCCAAAGGTGATAACAAGAGTAGCGTCGTACCACATTGTCATTCCATTTTTATTCATTAGCTTAGGCTGCTCCATCGGCATGCCTGGTTTCATAGTCCAGACCTTGTTAATGGCTACTAGAGTATTGGTGTAAGGTAGGCCTTCTTTTCTTGATAGCAAGATTTTCTGGTTTACGTTATTACCAAATTGAGTACTCATAGCTCCTGCGTTCCATTCGTTATTATTCTTGTTAGAACGAACGGATAAATCGCAAGCTACTGATCCTATTGAATCCCACAGGAAAAGGAGATCATGAGGAAGATTTCCCTTCTTCTGTTCGTCTACTAGATCTAAGATAAACTCAGCGACATCCTCAATTGTATTGATTCTGCCTCGATCAGTATAGAGAAAAAATCCTTCATAATCTAAGATCTCCCCTGTATCCGTGTCAACTACTTCCTGTACTTGCAAACCCATTTCACGGGCATGCTCCCAGGACCACTTCATTTCGGTAATAATGAATACCGGAAGAATGCCAGTCCTTTGAGCAGCTACTGCTGCTTCTAGTAATGCGGTAGTCTTACCGGTATCGCTATGTCCTCTTAAAAGAGTAATATGACCAACAGGAATACCTGGAATAGAAGTAACGTCCTGAAAGGCCTTACTTAATGGTATCCATCTTTGCTCCTTAAACTTAACCGAGCTATTGCTCAGCATCTTACTCTTTTTAAACTTATTAAGATCAAACGAGCTTTTAATTGCTTTAGAAGCTGCTTCCGATACTCCTGTTTTCTTGGCCATACTTAGAACGGTAGGTCGTTAGTAAAAAGTTCGTCGAACTTATCGATTACATTTGACTTAGGTTGGACTGCCTCGAGAGTAAAGTCCGATACAGGAGCGGGTGCTTTAACAACGGGCTGTACTTGCGGTGCTGGTGTTTCTTCAGCCTGTTCAGCGTCAGGGTTTAACCAGCTTTGAAGTTGCTTTTTGATAAAGTCGTAATCGTAACGGCTGAATCCTGCAATAGGATCTGGCTGCTCTTTCAACCAAAGATCAACTAGAGTGTTATTATCACTTAGAGGAGACATCTTAGGTTTGATATTTACAGTAGTTGAGGGGTATGGGTTTCCTGGAGTAATATTAACTTTAATATCGAAGCCATTGGTTAGATCAGTATAATCACCTACATCCTCATCTTCAGCAAGTTGCAAAAGAGTTTTGTAGACTTCCTTACCGAAACCCCACAAGCGAACTCCTTTGTCCTCTTCACCTCTCACTACAACAGGTGCAAATACTCTCATCTTTGGAGAAAGCTTACCGGCTAACGACCAACTGTCTTTATCCGAGCTTTTTTTAAGTTCATTGACGAACTCGACGATAGGGTCTTGTTCACCAAAGTTAGATAGAGCAATCATAGGGTACTTCCCGATTCCATAATGGAAAAGAAGTTCCTTAAAGGGCATTGCTCTGTTGAATTTAGAAGGGACGATACGAATCTGGTGACTGCCATTGGCGGGCTTCCAGAATATTTTCTCGTAATCGATCTTCTCACGCTTACTGCTTTGGTTGTCCATAGCAGCGAGCTTTGATTTGATAGCATTTATATCCATAACGAATTTTAAGATTTAAAAGAATATAAGAAAGGAATCCTTTGGATCCAACTAAACCTCAATAATTTTATGAAGCTTTGTATTCACTCTCTTAAGCTCATCGCCTTTAGTAAGTAAAATGCAGTTTTTATATTCTTCCCAATCTACCTTGAATGTAGTATCTAGTACTCCTTCGTTAAGTTGCTTGATGAGGGTGTTAAGTGCGTTTATAGTATAGAGAGTATTTGTCTCTTTCTTTCTATGTACTAGTATGGTATTCTCTATAAAGTTCGAAACATTGACCATATCAACATTATAGGTGCAAATATATTCATGATTGCTTTTAGAATATAAAATAAAGATCTTACCAAACTGAATGGTGTATCTCCTGTTTATCTCACTAACAATATTATCTAGCTCATCTTCTTGAGCAAATGTACAGAACAGCTTATTGGCCACGTCTTCGAGTAATAGTAAATCCACTTTATAAATAGTATTCAGTTAGTTAAAAGGTAATCTTTACCGTACTTCATTTTCACAGGGTACTTATTCTCTTCACTTAATAAGTTTTTTAACTCAATTAGAATCTCTCTCCCGTCTTCTTTACTGTAATCGAACAGTATAGCGTCGTAGGTATAGAGAACTGCTTTAGTTTTCTTATCTCGTAAAAATCCTAGTACCTTTTTTAATATAACAACATTTCGGGAGGTCTCCAAATTTTGTATGATATAATTGAAGAGTTTTTGTGAATTCATTTCACCTACCTCTTTAGTGTATCTTCTATTGGATATGGGGCATCTTATTTCACCTTTTTCAGTAAACTCATTCCAGGTCTTTTGTATATAATGATGCACTAAGTCAAAGAACTCTATATACCTCCATTTACTGGGTATTCCTCCATATAGAATCTGGAAAGTAGTGTTCTTGCTTTCTCTGTATTCTTCATCGGTAAGTTCTTCTTTTTCAAAGTATAAACGCCCAAGCTGTTTATGAATGCTTTCAGAAGTAAATTCGTATCCAACGGTATCAGCTATAAGTCGTATATGGTAGCCGTCAAAGTCAAACTCGATTAAATAATCATTTCTAGCTATAAAAGCTCTCCTGTAGTTTTCCTTATGAGGAATAGCAGCAAAGTTTATAGAGTTAAAAGCATTTGAAGGTCGGGAGGTAACGTTATTTAAATTATAGCAGGTAAACATCTGGTCTTTATAGGTATTATAAGCCAGGAAGTTAGGTTTATAGATCTCTTCAAAATTACCGTATTGGTATCTTATCCCAAAGCTTTCCATAAGATAGAATACTCCTACATATAGGTTGTTGTAAAACGACCAGCTTGGATCTTCTAAAAAGCTCTTATATCTCTTAAATACTCTCGCTACTACATCGAAGTTCTGTTCACAATTTTGGTAATGAATTGAAATAGGTATAATACAGTTTATATCAGGCTTTGTAGGATGCTTATGGTACATACTATTATACTGCCTTGTAGTATTGCCCATCTCTAACTGTTCATACTCGTTAAGGGAGTATAGAAGAGATATATCAACTATATTCTTATGTGAAAAGAAATAAAGGAAATTTTTCTTATCCAATACATAAACCTCATCTATAGAGTTTATTAGACTCTGTATTCTAGTGAGGTCTACGTTCATACCCTCATCATGAAGTATGGGTATGATATAGCCCTTATCCTGATCTATAATTCTAATATAGATTAGGGATATAAAGGAAAGTTTAGGATGGTAATTATGGTTGGAAGTTATAAGCTCTATATAGCATTTTTTCTCCCGTATATTTTGCAGTAACTGCAGTTGAGAATCATCTTCAACGATATAAAACATTCTACCTTTTTAAGACTCTAAATCTAGTATAAATCTTTATATAATTCTTTTATATTTAAAATTATTTTTTAGAAACTTAGCTAAGCCTCGTACCTTATACCTCTCTTCAGTATAATATACGATCTGTTTATTGCTTTTACTAACTTCGTCTTCTGAACCTTTTATAACCCATGGAACTTCAAAGGGTATCCATAACTCCCATGCATATTTTTTATCCTTGTTGTTTATGCTATTGTAAGTTTCTTCGTTAACCTCTACAAATCTTTGATCGTTAAATCTCTTAAGAAAGTACCTTATCATTTCTCCTATTGATATCTCATTAGGTGAGGGGTTTGAAAAGTACTGAAGAGGAGCTTGAACTAAAGGAGCTACAGTTGAGGTAATGGAGGAGTAATCTTCGGTACTGTTTGCTCTTTCAAAAGGGAAAACTAGGCCGTCGGTAACTCTATCGTTAGCGGTGAGAGCGTTTTGAGGTGTATACTTCACCAAAAGCTCAGGGGTACCGTCGTACTGATCTATTCCTGTATATGCCTTTCCATTATAAAGGAGATAGTAACTACCGGTATAGTCAACTCCGTTAAGCAAATACTCACCTCCGTTTGTAAAGAGGTTTGACTGAATTTTAGACTTAGGAATATACATTAGGAAAGTAAAGTTCTTACTATAGTAGTTCTCTTAATATCTTCATCCGGGAACTTGTCTTGTAACGATGCTAGTACTGATGCAATATATCCTTCGGTATTATTTTCATTAGGAGGTGCGTAGGTATAGAAAAATTGAGCAATAGTTGGTTTAGTTCCTTTCTTATATTTATCTCCTTTTTTTGCCTCAGTAATTAATCTTTGATTACCTGCTGTAATAGGCATTAAACCTCCAGCCCATCTTATAATTTTTTTCTCTACCAATGCCTTAGCTCCTAACTCGGCGGTAGTAAAGTGAGCAAACCTACTACTTCCGTAAGGATTTTTTTCAAGCTTTACTCCTGGGTCGATAGTTGTTA